GGCAGCCCGCCCCCGTCTAGTTATGGAGAATATCGTATGCAACAGATTTCAACGCTTAATTATCGCTTGGTCTATTCCGGTGCGAGTTATGTCGACGGCACGCTTGTTTCGAGTGTGCCTAGGACCGTTCTAAGCGCTTATAGCGCGACGAACTCTCGTACTGGGACAGGGCTTAAGGGATGGAAAGCGAAGATTCGAGCAAACGAGTCGGCAACGACACCTTTCAATGCACAGGAGACTTACGTCGTGTCCAGGCCAGCTGTTATCAACACAGTTTGGATGGATGACTTCGGTCCCTATGCGAAGAGGGTGCGACGTATCGAGGTGCGCGGCGATGTGTTTAAAGCCGTTACCCCGGATGCCAGTTCTATCTCCGTGGCTGCAGCACAAGCCAAGGCTTATGCAGACTTCAAGGAACAAATCAACAACCTGGAAAGGTCTGTTGAGGGCTTAGCCTTTATCGGCGAAATCCGTGAAACCTTGAAGATGTTGCGTAGTCCTCTTCGGGCATTGCGACAAGCTGTAGGATACTACCTGCCAACATTGCAGAAGAAGTTGAAGCGTGCGAAGCGCAAGCAATGGAGAGCCGTCATAGGCTCAACATGGCTTGAATGGCGCTTTGGCGTTAGACCTTTAGTGATGGATATCGATGGTGCTATAAACGCACTGGCGAAAATCGGTGAGTGGTCGCCTGCATTTGTGATGACAGCCTTTGGTAAGACTGTTACATCGTCTATGTCTCTCTCACGCGTCACTGATCCAGCTTATAATCGACACACCTTTGACATGGCCTCAAAAACCGTGGATGAAGCTCTGGTCAGATATAAAGTTGGTATAAAGGCACGATATTTTCCCGAAAGCGGTGCGCCAAGCCTGTTAAAAGGCCTAGGTATCGAGTTCGAAAGATTTGTGCCCTCGCTTTACGAAGTGATGCCTTACTCTTGGCTCATAGATTATTTCACGAATGTCAGCGATGTTCTGCTGTCTAAGTGGGTTGATCAGAGTCAAGTAGCGTGGGTGAACCAGACGGTTCGCAAGAAGAGATCGATTTACACTGCGGGCAAATTGGACGTTAAGGCTACTAAAGCCCTGTATTCAAGTCCTCCTGTCTTCAGTTGTGATGCTGATTGTGGTTACCAACTAGCGTCCCATAAAGTGGTATCTAGGTCGGCGTTGAGTGAAGTGCCTGTTCCACCGATAGTTCTTTGGGCGCCACCGGCGTCCAGTCTTCGATGGCTAAATATTGCAGGCTTAGTAGCTCAGCAAAGGGCTTGGACCATTTTCAGGACCCATTAATCTTGAGCAGTCCGCTCAATCTTTGGAGTATATTCCATCATGTGGAACCCCACTGGGGCCATCACTGGCTCCGCAGTCGTAGGACTCACGTCCCCGACCTACACGGTCACCGCCGATACCGCTCCTGATGTCAACGGCAAACAAGTCGCCGTCACGACGTTAGGTGGTACGCAGACCGGCGTTGCAACGCATTCGGTGACGAATCCGTTTACCGCGACTTTCTGGAAACCTAAGACTTTCAAGTTTCTGGGCAAGCCGCATCCGGTAACGGGTCTCATTGCCGATGTGCCGACCAATGTCTTTAAACAGGTCGTTCGCAAAGGGTTGTTGCCAGCGGCAGGTCAGCCTCTCAAGGTTGGCCTTGTTACGATTACGCTGGAGATACCTGCAGGATCTGAGCTTGCTGATAGTAATTCTATATCAGCGATGATCAGTTTCGCGGGTGGTCTCATGGCGTCCCAAGTCTCAGGCATTAATGACACGGTGAAAACCGGGCTCGTGTGATGCGTAGGCTGGCAATACTTTTCATTCACATGCTCTTCGGCGTTTATCTTCTGACGCTGAATTGGCAACCACGTTGGTCTCCGAATACTGAGGCCATAGTGAGCCAGAGCATGAATCCTTAGCACTCCTGTGCGGCCTATAAGCCGCGAAAGGTTACGACATGTCGTCTGATAAGGCGTTTGTTCTTTATAACCTCCTTTGTGAGGATCTTGCTGTAGCAGATCGTCTCGCAGTGAGCAGTTTACCGCTCAACAGCAACTGCGAAACCCAAATTGTTGCCATCAATCAACTGCGTACTTCGTTTTTAAAGAAATACGTAGCCAATGAGAACGACGATGCGGAAACGAGAGCTATAGAGGCCTTTCTTGCGAGCAATGAATTGTGCTCGCAGTGGGTTGACCCGGCAAAGCGGGCGGATGTTGATGAACTGGATGCCACCCTGTGGGGTGAATTCCTTAACGTCACGCATTCGTTCTTCAAACCGAACGGAGACGATCTCCTGTCATTAACGGAGATTGTTGACGGCCTAAAACCGGGCCCTGGTGCTTCAGTTGGGGCGAGAGGTGACAGCATGTATCAAAAGCTGTTCTCTTCTCCACTGACAACTCAAGATCCGGCCTTGTACAGCTGGTACAGGGCGATGTGCAAGCGAAGTCCCATACACTATGCGGCGGAACTCTGCCGTGTAGCTAAATATGGAGCTTACACATTAACCGAGGGCAACGCGTTGCAAACCGTTGATAAAAACACGGAAATAAGGCGCGTCATCTGTACCGAACCGTCGCTGGAGATGTTATTCCAGCAAGCGATCGGCGGGCTATTTGCGAAAAGGCTCGAGTCGTATTTTGGCTTGAGTCTAAGCGAACAGCCTGACAACAACCGTGAGCTCGCGAGACGAGGTAGTATCACGCACGAATTGTGCACCCTCGATCTTAAAGAAGCGAGTAACTCGGTTAGCCTTGGGTTGTGTAGCGCTACTATCCCGAAATACACCTTGGGATGGATGTTGCAGACACGATCTAGGATCACGAAGCTGCCGGACGGCAGCCACGTTGATTTACAGATGATGTCTTCGATGGGCAATGCATTCACGTTCCCATTGCAGACCGCCCTGTTTGCATCTATGATAAAAGCATGCTTTAAGGTAGCTGGCATGAGGTTCAGACGTAGCGAAGCTGCAGTATTTCGCAGCATTAAAGCTACAACCTCTGGGCTTTGTGACACTCGCCGAATGAGGCGTGTTGATTGGGCAGTCTTTGGTGACGATCTGATTGTGCCTAAAAGCATCGTCGGGTTGTTGACAAGGTTGCTCAGGCTTGCCGGGTTCCGTTTGAATCTTGACAAGTCTTTTGTAGATGGCGACTTCCGTGAGTCTTGCGGCCACGACTATTATCGTGGCGTCAATGTCCGAGGCGTATATCTTAAAAGCCTTAGAACTAGGCAGGACTATGTATCGATCTACAACCGGCTGATAGCCTGGGGATGTAATCACGGCGTGGATCTGCCTTCCGTTGAAGCGTTTTTTGCTTCGCTGGATTGGTGGAAAAGCGCGCCGCGTGTGCCGCCTTACGAGGCGGTGGATGCGGGTATTTTTGTGGCTGCACCTCCAATATTGAGTCGCAGGAGTAATAGGCTCCAAGCGGTCGTTTACGATCGCTGGGCGCCCGTGATACCTGCACTTGATTTACAGGCGTTAGTCGATGACTACGCCAACGGTACCGCTGTGAAGCGGCCCGAAGGCGTCATGGTCAATGCCGAGCTTTATGGTGGGCTGAAGATAAAATCTTTCATCAGCAACCATGCGGGCGCGGCTATGACGGTCATCGCAGGTCATGCAGTAGACGGGCGCATACCACTCAGGTTACCGAGGGGCGTGCGTACGCAATACCGCAAGGTCCGGGCAGCAAGTTCTGGTTGGAACCGACAGCCCGAAGCCAGCCTCTTCACATATGCTGGCTTTCTCGCCTTCCTTAACAGGTAGTCGAGCGACACGCTGACCGCGTGTCTAAAAC